CAGACTACCCATACTTATTCCTGAATCCTGCAACACACACAAGAACTGGAGCTGCAGTTACATATAACTTTAATATGATAGTTATGGACATCGCACGAGGTGAAGTCTCTGACAATCCATACAATAACATCTTAGCTATTCAATCTCAGTGTCAACAATATATTGATGATGTGATTGCTCAACTATGGAATGGTTATCAAGATGCACCTCAAGTACTTTGGGATGGTCTTAGTTACAATACATTTAATGAGAGATTCCAAGATGATGTAGCTGGAATGACAGTTAACTTACAGATCATGGTACCTCAAGCAATCAACAACTGTATTACACCTATTGATAAGAGAGAATTACTAATAACTAGAAGAGCTACATTTATTCATACTTTAGATTTTGATGGTTACCCTGATGGTCAAGATAACTTCTATAACTTCTATGAATATTCATATAATGGAATAGATTGGGTAAACAACAACTACTTTGATCCTCAATATGGAGTAGGTTACAGAAGTATTATACCAGTGACTACTCAAAGATACAAGTTAGAGTTTGACATCGACACTAAATGGTTAGAACCAGAAGATGGTAGCGGTGAATTGAAATATGGTATTAGAATTGCAAGAGTTGCAGGTGGTCTACCTATAATAGAAGCTCAATGGTTAATTAACGAACCATGGACCAGTGATACTACTATTGTTAATCTATCACACTCATTTAATTTAGATTTAACAGCAGGAGAAGAATACTACTTTTATGTAGCTCAAGGATATGCAGCAATACCAACAGCAGATGTTATAGGTTATCAAGAGATACCTTCTACTGTTAAAATATACGGAATTCAATAATGACTGTAGATGAAATGAATGCAAGACTCAGTCAGTTTGGTCAACAAGCAACTGATCTCAGTGACATACTTGCACTAATAGGTAGTGATATTACTGCTCAAATAAAACGAGCAGCACCCGTAGACACTGGTGCGTTAAGAGCTAGTATTTCGTTCTCTGTTACAACTAACTCTTTGCAAATGGAAATGCTAAACTATGGTGTCTTTCAAAACTATGGTGTTAAAGGAACTGAGAATGATCCTGGTGCCATCTCAACACCTGATGGAATATTCGGAGTAGCAGCTAACTATAAATTTCAATTCAAGTCTCAAACTATTGGTGGTTCATTACCATTTGCAGTTAGAAAATCAATCGCACAACGCGGACTTAAACCAAAACAATTCTTTAACCTTAGAGATATTACTGATGAGGTAACAGAAAGATTAACAGAAGAACTAATAAGAACAATATAAAACTATGCCAGTAACAAGATTACAATCACCAGCTGTACCATTTGATCAAACTTATGGTGCTAATCCAGTAACTTTAACAGGAGCTCCAGTAGATCCAGTGACTGGTGTTATTACATCAGATAAATACGTACTACAAATATTTAGAGGTGGTCAAAAGATAGCAGATCTTAGACAAACCCCTAATGCAATTGGTAATGCCATCTTTGATATTCAAAATGTGTTACAAAACTTTGTAAGTCCATCACCAAACTATATCGAGCAAATCGGTTATATTGGAAATGATTTAAATAATTCAGCTCAAGAAACTGTTAATTATTCAATGTCATATGGTGTTGAGACTGCAGGTGTAGTTTCAATTCAAGGTAGTAGTCCACTATTCTTAGCATTCGGTGGAACTAAAGAGTACTACGAAGTACCTTACGATCCATCTCAGTTTATTCCTGTAATAAATCAAACAGGTGTTGGTTGTACATTCATAACACAACAAGGACAACCATTTACAGACTTACAAGAATATAGATTAGGTGCTAGCATTACAGATGGTAAACCTACATGGTTATTAGATACTATGAGAGTATATGATCACTATGTGACTAGAGATGATATGACTACAATTTCATATTACAATTCAGTAACAGGAAACAGTACACCAGCCTTAGTTAAATCTATTGATGCTTTTGTATTTTGGCAATACGCTGGTAACACATTAGTAAGTAATGATCTTCTTTATAATGTTACAAGTAATGGAGGTGGACCTAACATAGGTAGTGGTCAAGGTTTACAACCAGTATATCCTTTTTCTGCTATTACATGTGGAACTGGTCCTAAAAACTTTCAAGGATTTAATCCTTTTGTTACAACACACTATTATGTTTCTACTTCAGCATTCCAAGAGTGTGCTGCAATTAACCAAGATCTAACAGATGCATCAATGCATTATGTACATAGATTTAATATCATCGAAGAAAGCTGTAATGACTTTCCTGAATATCAATTCTCTTGGTTAAACAAATATGGTTTTAGAGATTACTATTCATTTAGAAAACGTAAAGACAGATCTGTAAAGATTAAGAGAAATGAGTTTCTTAAAGAAGCTGCTAACTACAATGCTACAACATATAATGTGAATATATACGATAGAGGAACTACAGTTTATTCTCAAAATCTACCTGAAGAATTCACAGCATTTACCAACTACTTATCAGATGCAGAAGCTTTATACTTACAAGGACTCTTCATTAGTGCAGATGTTAAAGTTAGATTTAATGATGCACCTGGAGCTCAGCAATTCGAATGGGTACCAGTCTCACTAATATCAACAGATTACACTGAAAAGACTTATAGAAAAGATAGACTATTCCAATACAATATTAAATTTGCACTAGCGCATAATATAAAATCACAAAGAGGTTAATATGATTCAATTAAAAGTTTACAACAGTCCAGCAAAACTTCAACAGTTCTGGATTGATCTTTATGAAACAGAGCCAATTAAACTGACTCTGAGTATTGAAGACATTACAAATGCAGATGCAACCTCAACTTACTCTAAAACGTTTAAGGTACCTGGTACTAGACAAAATGCAGAATTCTTTAAGAACTCGTTTGATGTTGATGGTACTCTATTTGATGTTACTATTAAAAAACCAGCAGAGATCTTAGTAGATGGAGCTGAATTTAAACAAGGTCAAGTTAGACTACAAAGAGTTTACTTAAACACTGAGTTAGATCGTTATGATTATGAACTAATCTTCTTAGGTGAAACAAGAGATTTCTCATCTAAGATTGGTGAGAAAGGACTTTGTGAATTACAATTGCCTGATCTTATTGGAGGTAATGTAGCTGGTAGTTCTTTGCAACCATCAGATATTGTTCTTAGTTGGCAAGCATATCCTGAAGGTCTTTCATTAGCATCAGGTTTACACAATGGTAATATCATATTTCCATTAATAGATCACGGTAACACATATGATGATGCTGGTTTAGTAGAACAAACTAGAATTGCTGTTGATGGACCTAAAAGATTTACACAAGCAGCAAATGCAGTAACATTAGATAGATTTAAACCAATGATTCGTGCTAAACGTATTTGGGATAAAATCTTCGAAGATGCAGGTTATACTTATACATCATCATTTATTACGAGTGATCTATTTCACCAAATCTATGTGAGTGCTTTTGGTAATACTGCAACTGTAGGATGGGATTCAACTGTAAGTAGTCCTACTAGTGATAATATAGCACACTGTCAAAATAATGCTCCAGCTAATTACTCAGGAAGTAATGATGGACCAATATTTTTACCAGAAGCTGTGAATGATCCTGGTGGTAATTTAACTAATGCTCTTTTTAATTATCCTGGATCTTCATATAATACTACATCATACACATATTATACAGTACCAGCTGCGGGTGAATATCAAATAGCTGGTCAATGTTTTTATTCTGGAAGTAATGAGAACTCTGATTATACACCAACTTATGTTTATGCTACTTTATCTTTAGTTAGTTTTCCAGCTGGTGGTGGTGCACCTACTACAATTGCAGAATCCTTTTCAGGACATAATGAACTTTTACAATTTAATGTTACTGTAACAACTGGTGTTACTCCAGGATTTAACGTTGGAGATCAATTAGTTTTAGTACTTGGTGATATTATTGGTCAATATCAAATCGATAACTTATACACTGCAAACTTTGCATTAGATGTTATTAAAGCACCTGGTGAATTTAACCCTGTTAGTTCATTAGAATGTACTTATAAGCAAATTGATTTCGTTAAAGACATGTTAATAGCATTCAGATTAGTACTGAGTCCAGATCCTAACAATGTACAAAACTTTATCGTAGAACCTTGGCAAACTTACATTAATAGTGGTGAACTATATGATTGGTCTGATAAACTTGTAGAAGATAAAGACTTTGTAATCGAACCAGTGTTCTATAGTCAAATGGCTGAGATAGATTTTAAATTTCAACCAGGTGGTGATTATGCAAATATCTACCATCAACAAGCTTATTCAGAACCATATGGTTGGTTACAGTTTAATGCTAACAATGATTTATTAATTGGTAAAAGAGAAATCAAATTAACTGGTATTGCACCTACAATTCTAACAAATTTAGAAGGTACAGCACCTGTTGATAATTTCAATATTCCACAATTACATACACACTCTCAAGAAGACGGAGTATTACAACATCTTCCAATTAAACCTAAGACACGTTTTATGTTTTATGATGGTTTACAACCTATTAGTGTCTCATCTCAAAGGTGGCACTTTAATGGTACAGATGGTGGTGCTGGAGGTGGTGCTTGGGCAGTATATCCTTTAGTAAGTCCATATCAAACTTGGCCTATTCAACCACAAACTTTAAATCTAAATTGGGCTAATGATGTTCAATATTGGGGTACAGCAACTGGTTTAAATAACAACGGTAGTACTTTATATGATAACTATTGGTCTCGATATCTTAGTTTCTTGTATGGTAAATATAGCCGTAGAGTAACTGCTTACTTTGTTTTAAATAATGTTGATCTAAATACATTTAGTTTTGATGATACTATCTTTGTTAATGGTACTTACTATAGACCAGAGAAAATCATTGATGTTGAAATTGGAGCATACACACAAGTTAAAGTTCAATTGTTAACAGCAAATGATTATAGACCTGCTGTAATTCCATTCCAAACACTATTAGAATGTACTGCAGTTGGTGTTGGTGGTTTATGTGAAGGTTATGCAGGTTCTATTAATGTAACTACTAATGGTACACCAGGATTTACTTGGTCTTTATCAAATGGACAATCAGGAGCTGCATTAAACGGTGGCGTACCAGGACTCGCTCCTTATACATTTACAATTCCTAATGTTAGTGCTGGTACTTATACTTTAAACATCATAGACAGCTTAGGAAGAACTAAAGAATTATCTATAACTGTACCTGTTTCAACTGCAACACCTGTTATTGGTGCATTTACTAAAACAAATGCAAGTGATTGTAATACATGTGATGGTACTATAACAGCAGCTTGTAATATACCTGGAGCTACATTTGAATGGGCTGACGGTGCAACTGGTAGTACTAGAACTGGTTTATGTGCAGGTAA